TTATATCTAGAACTTATAAGTTAAATGGTAATAATGGCCGAGTAGACGCTACAGTAGGTATAGATAGAGAAACAGCTTCTCCCGACAGGTACTATTGGCTAGATACCGATGACACGGATGGTGGAGATAACTTCCAGTTCCCCGAAGAACTTATGTTCGGAGACAGATTAAACAGACTGTTTACTCCCAATATAGTGAACGATGGTGTGACTGTATCTTTCGACGAATACAAGTGGGAGTGGCAGAGTCTGGGGAAAAGTGCTTTTGTATACACGTCTGGTGGAAGCTCTTCTGCAAGTACGATGTATGCTGACGGAGGCTCTACGAGTTTCTATGCTGCACAGAGCTTGGACAGTGACTCTTGGCAACCTATCTCTTCTAAATCTTACACAGCAAACGAGCTGACGTACTTCCGAGTAGTTCCTACTTCTGCAACTTCTATAGTAGCAGCGAGTTCAGGAGATGTGAAGTTTAATCTAGTTGTATTTGCATCAGGCAAGGAAGACATAAACACAATAACTCTATCAGGCAGCTCTGGAACATACACTATGGAGGAAGTTGCAGAAAACTTAGAAAACGTCCAGTTGACACCCAGAGCTAACGCTAATGTTTGGTGGGACGAAACACTTTCAACAACATCAACCGTATCAATCCACAGTAGCGTGGACGATATAACAATAGATCTAGTAGCAAGATATTACTAATATAGGGAGATGACCTATGGGCGATATAATTGCCCCACGAATGATGCAGGATTCACTAATCAGAGTTTATAAGAACACCTTTACAGACGAGTTCTGTGACAAGGCTATAGACACTTGGGAGATCATTACCAAGTCTGTCGAGGAGAAGGACAACCACGATTGGTCTCAGATTGGGTTCCGTAGAGATAAAGCTATCTTTATGGACTCTTGGGGTGACGAAACTCCAGAGGACGAGATAGCTCTTAGGAGAGAATTTACAGAAGGGGTAGGCTTCGGTCTGATGCCGAGAGTAGACGCCTACCTAAAGGATGTAGGAGTGTTCGAGGAAGTATACTGCGTACCCCACAATGTGAAGGTGCAGAAGTACGACCACACTCGCGGTGGTGGCTACTACCAGTTCCATTCGGAACAGGGTGGTAAGAGCGACCATTACCTTCGACGCTTGTTAACTTATACAATATACCTAAACGATGTCCCAGAGGGCGAGGGCGAAACTGAATTCTTAAATCAAGGATTCCGTTATCAACCGTGCAAGGGAGACTTAGTAATATTCCCTGCATTCTTTACTCATACTCATAGGGGCAATCCTGTGTATACAACAGACAAATATATCGCTACTGGTTGGATGCTTTGGGCAGACCCACCAGAGGTGGATACTAAGAAAGGAGACTGATTATGGCAATCGGCAATTATAATACATTATCTGCAGCACAGACTGCTGCTACGTCAGTTACTACTTCAGAGAACAGTTTCAGAACCATTATGGATCAGGCTCTCGAGAAGTTGATCGTAGGAGAAGACTTCCAAGTCTTGTCAGGAACTGTAGACGTACCTGTGCCAGACGGTGCAACGCATATGCAAGTAACTGCCTGTGGTGCTGGTGGCGGAGGCGGCGGTGGTAGTGGTACTGCCAATGGCGCACAAAACCAAGATCACGGATTCTCTGGAAGCGGTGGCGGTGGTGGTGGTGGTATCACCGGAGTACTTCTTGCTGTTACCTCTGGAGAGACTATAAGAATAGCAGTAGGTGCAGGCGGCACTGGGTCGTCGGGAAATAGACAGAGTGTGAGCCAAAATCCACAGTTGAACCACGCAGCAAGTAACGCTGGGGGAGCTACTACAGCAACCAACCAATCAGGATCCGGTAACGTACTACTGTCCTTAGGTGGTGGTGGTGGCACTGCTCCAGCTTCTGGCGGTTACAACCTTAGCTCAGGTTCTGCTGGTACTGGGGGTGCTGTAAACGTAGGAGCTGCTACGACAAACACCTTCGGCGGTGTTGCTGGAACAAGTGGCGGTGGTGGCAGTAACAGTGCACAAACAAACACTAACAACGCGCAGGTTGGATCAGCTGGAGCTGGAGGCATAGCATCTGGCGGAGGTTTCGAAGGACTGGTATTAACACCTGTCACAGGACAGAGATTCTCCTTATCGCAAACCTCTACCGTAGAAGCTCGATCAGGAGTAGATGGCGGATTTGGGTCTGGAGGTGCTGGAGGCGCTGCGGCATACAGACTCCAGCGGCTCGCAGGTGACGGAGCTGACGGCGGTGACGGAGTATTCTTCGGCAGATTCGTAAAGATATAAGGAGACAATTATGGCTAGATATATCCTAGTAGACGATACTACCAGATTAGTAGAGAACGTCGTTAAATCAAGCGTTACTCCTTTAGCGTACGTAGGCAAAACTTGGTACATAGCACCAATAGATGCTGGTCCAGGAGACACTTACACCGTTGAAGGTGTGTGCGTGAAACCTTTAGTAGAGGCCGTAGAGGTTTCTCTTGAAGAGATTCGTTTACAGCGGGACAAACTCTTGGTCGAGTCCGATTGGACTCAGTGTCGAGATGTGGTGCTGTCTAACGACACAGAGTGGGCAACATACAGACAAGCGTTGCGAGACATGACAGAAGATTATGTCCTAACGGCAGACCCTGTTTGGCCAACTCTTTAAAATAAATACAGACAACATAGGCACCTTTATAATGCAAGGACAACTATTACTACCTGAGGAAGTGCTGGCCCAGTGGCCTGAGATAGCCCCCTTAGTAGCCTCATTCTTAGATAAAGGTGAAGGTGAATCCACAGTATTCGATATCGCACAGAAATGTATTAGTATGCGCTATCAATGTTGGACTGTGAGAGAGGAAGGTAAGCTCATCTGTTTATGTATAACTAAGATAGACACGTACCCTACCTTCAAGGCATTACATATTATAGGGATTGCTGGTAAAGCTATGAGATCATGGCAACACTTCCATCCTGAGTTAGAAAACTTTGCCAAGTTTAATGACTGTAAAAGAATTACACAATGGGGGCGTACTGGTTGGACTAAGAGATTAGAACAACTAGAAGGTCAACATGGTGAAAAATATAAGGTAATCCATACCGTTATGGCTATGGAATTAATAACAGACAAGGGGATTTAACATGGGCGGAAGTTCACCAACATCAATTGAAACAATACCAGAATGGTTACAACCATACCTAGAGAACACATTAAAAGAAGGTGAAGACCTATATAGTGCTGATGCATTTAGTCATGTTGAAGGTCTAACTGACGAACAGAAAGAAGGTATGGCACTCACTAAGGGTGGTGTGCTAGGCCAGACTGATACTGCTGAGAAGTCGGCTATGGGTCGCGATGTACTACTTAATGCAGCCCAAGGTGGTAATGTTGTTGATTATGACAACACTAACACACAAGCTATTAAAGATGCAGCAATACGTAAGAGTCAACAGGCCTTCGGTGATACTGCAGGGGCTATGGCATCTGGAGGCTTAGTAGGTGGTCGCCGTGCTGAATTGGTTAAGTCTCAACGTGATGCTGAACTAGCTTCCAGTTTAGCTGATATTGACTATAACGACTACAATACTAGGCGTAGCCAAGCATTATCTTCTGCTGGTAGTGTCATTAGTTCTGGTTCAGATATACAGAATCAGTATAGTAAGCCGGGTGATACATTATCTGGTGTGGGTGCAGGTATTCAGGAACAGAATCAACGAGAAGCTGATGCACCTTATCAGGGCTTTCAACGATGGTTAGGCACTTTACAAGGTGTACCATCCTCACCTAATGCAACTGGCACTGGAGGTAAATAGTTATGGGTTATCCATGGGAAAGAAAGGAAGAACCAACACCATCTAGTGTTTACTCTGCACCTGTAGTTGTAGCCCCACTAGGTGACTACCGTACTAACAGTTATGGTGAGGCTGGACGTGGTGGTGCTAATTTAGATAATGAGACGAGCCGTATAGAGAGCGTAGTTAATGGTGTACCTGTTACAGACATATCTACTGGTGCGAGTAGTGCTGTATATGAGAACCAACCCTCAATATGGGATGCAATAATAGGTTCAGACCTAAGTCCTGAGACCCCTTCACAAGAAGAGCTAATGGCAGACCCTTCATTAATGACTGATGACATGTGGGGATGGCAACATAGTCAAGGTGTTGGTTCAACTGGTGGTAATAATGAGAATAGCGGTAGTGTAGCTGCTACTGTATCTCCACCTCGTGTTCATGGCACCTTAGGTGATCTTGGTAATAATAATAATAATATTAGCACTAACACCTACGCTGATAATTATTTCCGTGCTGTACCTGACTCTGTATTCGCAAGTGTTGTAACTGCACCTAATGCAGGTGGCATTTCTAGCCCTAGTTTAACTGGTGTACCAATTAGTTATGGCAACAGCCGTAATGGTGGGCGTCAGTGGAACTCTGGTGTATTCGGTCAACAAGCAGGTGGTAGTATGGCCACAGCTGCTACATCAGGAGAAGGTTAATGGAAAATGAACAGGGTAGTAAATATTTAGGTATGAACCCGCTACAAGCACTTCAAATACAACCTATGGCTCTTCAAGGTGGTGGTCAGATGTTTAGTACGCCAGACCCTCTCATGGACATAGGGAAGGCATTGGCTATGAAAACTATGGGGTTGTATAATGGTACCGTTGGAGTTGAAGGTCAACGTACAGGTCAAGACACAGTGCCTGCAATGTTATCTCCCGGTGAAGCCGTAATCCCTGCATCAGCTGCACAAGATCCTGCTAATCAGGAAGCTATTCAGGGCATGGTTAATGAAGGTCAACAAGATCAAGGTATGGCTGCACAGATATTGCAATCCCTAGGGCTACCTATGGATCCCCAGCTTATTGCTATGATTGAAGACATGTTAGCACAAGGTGTTCCACCTGAACAGATAGTGCAACAATTACAAGAGCGCATAGGGCAGACACAGGGTGGCCAAGAAGGTGTTATAGAAGCTCCACAACAAGCTCCTATGGAAGCTCAAGGCGCACCTATGGCACCTATGGAGGAAGGTATGGGTGTACCTCAGGGTCTATATAGTGGTACAACGGGTGTACAATCTCCATTATCAGCTAAGGGTCAACGTGAACAACAGAAGTTCCAAGCTGAAGAATCCCGTAAAGATGCTGCATTCCAAGCTGACCAACGCCGTAAAAACGATGCACATAATGTATCTATGAAACAGAAATCCGAAAGTGCTATGTATGCACGTAGTATGAGTGGAGAATAATCATGGCAGCAACTACTAAAGCGCAACGTATGCAGGCTATTAGAGAGGCAGCTGAAAGGGAAAGAGCTGAAATGGCTGAGGCTATGCGCCAGTCCGAACTACTTAATGAAGAGATCAATAAACAAATTGCAAAACGTAATCGGCAGAGGTATTTAAAGGCCAACAGCACAGTCGTACCTTCTATGAGTCCTGATGAAGAGGATGTGATTGATAGGGATATTAGAGCGAAGAGAATAGCTGATATTGAAAATGACCTAGGTCGCTTGGGTGAAACCCATACCATGAAGGACGGTACGGCAAAATTTGGAACACCTGAATATCTAGAGGAACCCGGTATTAACCCAGAGTTTGCTTACAGAGCTATGTTGGCTGCAAATGCTAATGGTGATAACAGGGTGACCCCACAGACGCTTGCCGGAACTCCTTCTATATTAGATCGTATGTTCCAGTGGGGTGATGATATATGGGAAGGGTTCTTTAATGATGAGAGTGGTGAGACTTTAGCACGAGCTAAACAGGACATCTCAGGGCCATCATTCGGTGAAGAAGGTTATAACTACCCTGAATACACAGGGCCTGAGGATGAAGGGTTAAGGGATGTTACAGTAGTACCATTCTTAAAAACACCTAGGCTTATGCAGACGGCTTGGAATGCAGGCCAACAAGTCCTTAAGGATTTCAAAGCACCAACAGTACCTGGTCCTTCTCAAATAGCAGCCGCCTCTAGGGGTGCAGCTGGCAGTAGATCTAGTGCTAGGCAGAATCCAAATATAGCCCCCGTGAATACCCAAGCTACAGGTCAACAAATAGTACCGCGTAATATGCAGCAGGTCGGCCCGCGGGTTAACCGTCAAGTAGCAGTACGTGACAACACTAAGCAGGGTGTACCGATGCCTGGAGCTAATTGGAAACCACCACATTTCAGCACACCTATCAAGACTTCTGATGTGCTAGCAAGTACAGTGCTAAATAATCAACCCCCGATAGAAACAGTAGTTGTTACACCACCTTTAGGGCCTAAGCCTGAAGCCAAACCCACACCTAAGGATATACCACAGAATGGCGGCCATGACAAGGGTGGATACCCTGACAAACCTAAGGTAAGTGGAAAAACTCTACCGCAGCGACAGGGTTATAAGGTTGTGAAAACTACCGATGGTAGCCCTGTAAAATCAGGTAATGGTTATATGTGGACTAAAGATTATCAACATGAAATGTGGGGAGACAGCTGATGGGAGCTTTAGATAAAGACGAAAAAAATACAGGTATCTTTGGAAGACCTCTACCTGACAGAGATTCATATATTCGCCCTACCATGGAATCTGTCAACCCTCTTACAGGTATAGGTGCAGCTGCTAAATCGGTAGCAGGAGCAGTAGGTACGGGTATCGAAGCCATAGCAAATACAGGTGAAACTCTCTACAACGTGGCCGATAATTCTATTGAAGATATATCCGCAGGTTATACTGGGGAGGAATCTAAATCAGATTGGAGTTTGGACGGATTGGTCCCTGATTGGGATGATACCGTACGAGGGGATGGAGTAGTACCCCCAGTCACAGGGCAAGAAGACGATAGCACAGACACAGGGTTGGATGATGGTACTAAGTTTGATATCGTCACTGGTGACGCTACTGATGCTAACGGGAAGGATATAGGTGACCCCCCTACCAATCTCAGTATTTTCGATAAAGCCTCTAGTCTATTTGGTGACATCTTAAGTGCATCTGAGTTGAAACGTATGACACTGTACACCATTGGTGGCCTTATGACTGGTGGTTCTTTCGGTGGCTCATTTAAATGGGCTGGTACGCAGATTCTTAATGAGCAACAAGCTACCTTGAAGAACAACGCCACCCTTGCATCTGCCGCAGGTAAAATGAAACCTGTACAACTTAAGGTTAGCAATAAAGACACGCCTGTTAATGGTTATTGGAGTGCAGCTAAAGGTGGTTATGTAGATGCAGTAACACAGGAACTATTACCTAATGCTGAAAAGTATCAAGAAAGGCATTCACCCACATCGCTTGCCTCTCACTATAAGGATATAGCAAGTGGTATAATAGCTAAGGAAGGTAAAGATGGTCCTGTATTACTAGGCGACACAGCTAATAATAGCTACAATAAGTTTAGGATTAAGGTAGAGCAGTGGCAAAGAGAAGGTGCTGATATTAGCCTATCTGACGCAACTACAATAGCAGCGTATGAAAGTGCAGTCACCTCAGCCATTGCGGCTAACAGAAGTGGTGATGTACAAGTTACACCTGAAAGCTTCTTTGATAATCTACTTATCAAGGGCCAGATGTCTAATACAGCTTGGGGTGCTGGGGCCTTTAAAGATAGTGATGGTAATGATATAGATGTAGCTGCTAACAATACCCTTATGACTGGGCTAGGTGCAGCTCTTAGTTACTACAAGAGTAAGAACCCTAAAGTTACCTCATCTGCGGTTAATGCTGGCATAATCAATAAGTGGAAATCGATGGGGCCAGATGCACGAGCTAAGTTTGATAATAAATCAAGAGACGGTAGCTCTGGGTTCGTTACATATGTGGACGAATTACTCAAACAAACTAAGCAATAAATGAGGTGAGTAATGGGTTTAGATGATATAGATGTAACCTCCAATACTATTAATGTGACTGATGAGGACGGTAGTAACGAGAGAGAAGCCAGCTTTATTGACTTTGATACGATGAAAGATGTTAGGGGCCAGAAGTACAGGTTAAGTGACATCAATGCGGGAGAAGTAGCTGGTGATTTCTTAGGTATATTATCTATGGGCGAGGTAGGTTCTAGCGAGCTGACTGAGCAGGGAGCTATACTTGCTAATCATTACGGTTTTAGTCGCATAAAGCATAAAGGTTCTGACAGCTATGACCGTGGAGTTATAGATTTGGTTAATGAGCAGGGTCAGAACTTGTCAGATTTTGGTATAGAGGAGAGGTTAGTAGGTGCAAATCGAAACACTTCTCAAGAGGTTCTAACCAATCGTATGCTGAATAGGTTTGTGGATAGCCTAGGTGAAGTTATGTCACCTGCTTCTGTTGCAGATAGGTCTAGGGGTATTATCAATGCTGCCATTAAGGATGCTGATGTAGCGCCTATATGGGCTAAGAATGCTGTCAACGAAGAACAGTTTGCATTAGCAAAGAGGATGTTTAGTCATGAGGAATTAGCAGCTCTATCAGAGGCTTATAAAGTAGAGACTGACCCTGCGAAGAAGCAACGTATACAGAATGCACTATATGAAGCCAAGAATAACTCAAACCCTTTTATAAGTGTAGAGAATCGCCAACGAGGCAGATCTATAGATAATCAATCTTATAGTCAATTCACTACATCATTGGAGCTAGGTCTAGAGAATACGGCAGAAGCCATGTATGGTATTGCCGACATGGTAGGCCAAAAAACAGGTTGGGAGTGGTTAGAAGAAGAAGGGGAGGCAGGTATATCCCGTAGTAAACAAGATGCAGCCCTATTACCTGAAACATTAACAAGCTATAACCAGATAAAAGATACTGGTGATGCCTTCCGCTGGGTGACGAACAATGTAGCTATGTCATTACCCTTTATGGGTGCAGTGGTTGCAGGTAGTGTAGTCACAGGTGGGCTAGGTGGGGCAGCTACTCTAGGTACTGCAGGTTCTATGGTAGTAGGTTCATTACCTTCTGCTATCCTAACCACAGGTGGTATATGGAATTCTATGCCTGAGGGTGAGAAGAGTGCATCTATCGCCGTAGCAGGTGGTTTTGCAGTAGGTCTATTGGATAGATTTGGTTTCACAGGTATGCCTAAGGCTGTGACAAATGCAGCAGCAGTCAAAAGTGGCTCTATGAAAGATCTATTTAAGAGTATACAAGAAGAAGTTGCTCAAGCATTAGTTAAAAAAGAGGGTAATACGTTTACCATAGAGCAAGCTAGAAAGAAGGTAGTACTAGCATCTCGTGCTCAATTATTGTTAATGGCAGATCAGTTCGGTAAACAAGCATCTAAGCAATTACGTGACCTGAAGTTAGTTAAAGATACTGTGCGTCAAATAGCTCGTGCCACTACCCGAGAGGCTGCTACTGAGACAATACAGACTGCAATCGAAGAGGTCGCAGCAGTTACAGGTAACAGTGCAGAGCTAGATCCTGCCACATTCAAAGAGGCATTGATTACATCCGCAGTCATTGGTGGTGTATTTGGTTCTACATTTGCAATGCCCAGTGTTGCTAAACAATACTCTGATAGAAGGACTATCCTAGCTCAATTAGAAAACTCGACCAAAGCAGAGAGTCAACTCGATGAAATGGCGAGGGATGATCAGGCAGAGGCCTTAGGTTCAGGTAAGATCGACAGATCTAATGATGATAACTTGGCTGATATTGATAGTCTAAAAGAAGCCGACGAAGAATACTTCAACAACAGGGTACTTAGTGGTCGAGCCAAAAGATCAGAAACTAGTACCGCGAGTAGACTCGCCAAGGCATTCGCCAAGAGACCTAGTGGTGCCTTCGTTCCCCACCTAGTAAATATGATAAATAAGATAGGCTTCTATAAAGAGAATGGTGACAGAAGAATACTACTATCAAGATTAGGTAGTGTATTAGGTGAGTTGAATATTAACTCAGGGCCTTCCCATCAACAGTACACACAATTGTTAAGGGGTGATTTGACTTCTATATTACCTGACCCTTCATACGTAGCACAGAAGTTAGGCACTAATGTACGTAATGCTAATACTCTCATAAGACGAGCCATGGAAGACATTGATAACGGTGTCAGATATACTGGACCTAAGGCAGTTGAAGTGAATGCTATCATAGAGGGTTATAGGGAGAGCCAAGCTAATTTAAAAGAGAAGCTTTTTGAGTTAGGTCTAAATGAAGAAGCAACAAAGCTAAAGGATGGTGGATTAGAAATACTGAACCTACGACAGTTGGATCAGCGTAGAATCCAAAATGATAGAGATGGCTTCTTAACGCAATTAGAAGGGATGGGCATGAGTCCTACCCATGCTAAAGCTACGTTAGATAGTCTGTTATCAGCCAATTCCTCAGAGGCAGCAGAGGCTTTTAATAACAATTATAGTAAAGAAATAGCCGATGGTAGGCTACGTGACTATATGACTAATGACATACTAGGTGCCTATCGCGCAGGATTCGGCAGTATAGCTAAACGTGTGAGTGATGAGAAGTATCTAGGCCAAGGTCAGTCTAAGTTGAATAAAGTTTTTAAGGCTATGGTAGATACTAAGGAAATAACCGAGGCCGAAGCTGATGAGCTTGCAGCAGATATACAGGATTACTTAGAGATAGCTAATGGTGATTACGGTAAATGGGAAAGCCCTTGGATTAAGTCTGTTCAGGATAACCTAATCCTACTCACCTTCCTAAGAGGTATGGGTTTCTCTGCTATTGCCTCATTCCCAGAGGTACCCTTAACACAACTAGGAGTGCCACAGGATATCGCATTCAGATACATGCGTGACCATGCTAAAGAGGGGGCTAAGAATCTTGCTGAATACTTAAACCACATGGCATCAGCCGCTCCCGGCTCTCCAATACCTAGGAAAGTATTTAGCAAGTCTGATCGTGAGAAAGGTGGCTCTATCCGTGAACAGTTGACTAAGCTAGGTTATGGTGGTAGTGAGGGTAGTGCTGTTAAGCAGTACGGTATTGAAGTTGGTAAATGGCAACAGAAGATTGCTGAACACTATGCTAAAGCGGTAGGCCTAACTAATATTACTGATTACACAAGAGGTATAAGGGCTGGTATGGCAGCGGATGTTATAAATCACTATGCATCTATCCTAGCACTAGATCCTACTGCAACAACTAAGATGGGAAGGGAAGCCTATACAGAGCTTCGTGAATTAGGTGTTAATGTTGAGTTCATGACTAGACTACACACTAGATGGGCTAAGGGCGGTGATGTAGACTCGAAGGGCACTGGATCGTTTGAAAGTGAGGCTGAAGAGAAACAATTTAGAGACAACCTAGATATTGGTACATTAAACTTTGTGGACCAAGCTATTGTTAACCCTCTACCCGGGCGAGTCCCTAAAGGTTATAAGCATCAGAAGTTAGCTTTCTTCAACCAATTTCAAGGCTTCATAGCACATTTTCAATCTAAGATATTACCTAAATTATATGGTAAGATTACAAATGGAGCACCAGGTGCAGCCTCCAACGCAGTTACAGTAGCCCTAACCATGACCATGGCAGCAATGCTTGGTACAATGCTAAGGGATGAAATCAAATACGGAGAGACCACACCTTACTTAGATGACTGGGATAAGTTCCGTAGAGTAATGTTCTCTACTGGATTGTTAGGTACTGGTGAGCGACTATGGACAGGTATAGACCCTCTATATGGTAGCTCATCCTTACTGCCAACAAGTGGTAACTCCATCGGTGCCTCATTATCACGTACTGCTGAAGGTGTATTAGGTGAAGCAGCTGCTTATGGTACTGTGAAAGACGTAGCAAATAGTGTATATGAGTTAGGTTTTGGTGATAATAGGAAGGCTACAAAGAGTGCCTTGAAGCTTGTGCCTGTTTTTGGTTCAGTGAATCAAGCCAGAGATAATATATTAGATAGAATACATGGGAAGGAACTTTAATTATGGCTTTAAATATTAATGTAAAGAGTCAAGACGCAGGTAGCAGGTTAGATGAGCAGGCAATCAAAAGGCAGGCTATTATTGAGCAGGCACAATCAGGTAAAAGCCAAATTCAAAGCCAGTTAGAGGCCAACGGAATTGTACCTACCATTGCCCCTTCTCAAGTGACCGATAACCTAACCCCCGTACCCTCCATAGCCCCTACACCTGCAAGGACAGAGGGTGTACCAGAGCTAAATGCTTATACACAGAGTGTTGGTAATACTGTTGCTGAACGTGGGTTAACCCTTGATGATATGAACAAGAGGGTAAACGATCAAAGCTTTGAAAGCTACCAGAAGGGGGATCGAGACAGATTCTCTCACATGGATCCAGATACTGGACAGCCTGTGTTTACCAGTGTAACAGAAGAGGATTTCACAAAGGATGCTGATAAGTTAGCACTACCTTCTCCTGATGCTATTTTAGATGTGAATCAATTTAAAGACACAAGCAAGTATAAATCTGCTTACCAGCACAGTGAACGAGACGGCCAAGAGGTGTTTGATAGATTAGAACACTTCGAGGACTGGGTGATACCTCATTATGAAAATGATGTAGAATTTAAAAGGATATTGGATAACACAGGTGTAGCTGACTTAGGTCAATTCGCTAGTCTAGCCAGTTTAGCTAATGCAGGTATACTGAATGCCCAATCATCATATGTAGCAGGTAAGAATGTATCGGATATCGGGTCTATCTTTGAGGCTGAAGGTGCTAGCTACACAGCAGATGCAGTAGATCATCCTGCACAGTTAGGTGTTACTGAGAAAGGCTACGTCATGGCAGCGCAACGTAGGTTTAAGGACTTAGCTAGGAGGGCTAAGGTAACCTCAAACCTTACGCCAAGGGACTACCAACTTCTAGGCACCAAGCTATTAGAGTATAGTTTAGATAGTGGTCAAATTAAAACCACCAAAATAGGTGGCAAGAAGTTCTATATACCCAATGGTAATCATACAGGTACTAAGTTAGGTACACAGAGTGATCATCTTATTGGTGCAGAATTACAAAACCCAGTGTCTGATAGCCCAACAACAGGTGGTGACGCTATTCAGAAGGGTAGAGCTTTAAAGAAATCAAGAAAGACTCAAGGTAACAATATAATTGAGCAGGCAACTGTAGAGTTGGCAAAGGATACTATGGGCCATATGGCTTATGGTATGGATAAAATGGTGTCTACTGCTATCATGGTTCAGATTATAGATGTAATTACTAATCTAAAATTCACTGACCCAAATACAACAGGTGACCCTAAAGAAGCGTTAACCTATAGTACTAGTGAATTCGCAAAGATGTTCAAACTAGATAGTGCTACAGCTGAGGCATCTTACAACACTAAACTTTTCAATTCTATTAGTGACACATTAGAGCAAAAGAAAAGTATAGCTATAGCTGTAAATAGGATTACTGCCACCCGCCAAGATGAGATACTTAACAATCTAAACAAACAGTTGATGCTCATCAAGAAGTCTAAGAGCGGTGAAGAAGGCTACGCCGAAGCCAATAGAGCCTTCTACTATGCATTCAGTAGTAGTGATATTAACGGGCGTATAGCTAACGCTTCCCACAACGGTAACTATACCTTAGACAAGGTGGTTGCACGTCAGACGCAGGGTGCTAAGATTAACCCGCGTATAAACGTCACTAAGAGTAGCTTCCTCTCAAAAAATGAGAGTATTAACAGTAAAGCTAAATCCTTGTTCCAACATGAAGGTAACCCTACTGCCTTTGATAAAGCCTTAAATAGTCTAGATGCTGCTACTGAAGCTGAGATCTCCTTCCGTGTTGTTCTTGTAAAGAATTTATTACACGATGCCAGTGAAGGTTTTAAGAAAGCAGGCCTATCCGGTGCAGAGAGTATTACCCAGTCCCAAAGTGATGCTATGGCTTTTGTACAAGAGGCTGGCTTAAAATCTTTATCTAACGTATCTAATAAGGCTTTATATGAGACTTATGTAAAGATAAACAGTGCATCACCTACTACTCTTATTCAGCATTTCGCAGTTCAAGGTAGAGCTTTAAAGACTCAATTAAGTGGTACAAGTAACTTCATAGAAGACTTACCTGTAATTGAATTTGACCCACTAGAAAGAGTTAGTGAACGTGCGGATAAGGCAGTCGATGCTTGGGGTGATTTCACCATACCAGACATGAGTGCATTAAAAGAGTTTGCTAATGTTCGTGGTGAGACTCGTGCTAAAATGTCTATAAGAGCTGATGCCCTTAAGTACATGGACGCTATGAACGGTCAAGGCCCTTCTAACTTTGAATTAGAGTTTGAAGTGGAATTAGACGCTACCCAATCAGGTGCATTTCTACAGGCACTGATTGCACCTAGTGAGAAATCCCAAAAGATATTGAATAGCCTAGGTTTTGAAACAAATGTCACGGGAGGTGACCTACGTGATGTTGCAAAGGAAATTCTACTGGAAGGTAATGTCAACCTAAAGGATACTACAGACCCTGAAGTTACTGCTGCTTGGGATGGGTTTATATCCAATGCCCTAACAGGTGAAAAGTCTGGTATTGCCCGGGAGTTCCTATTAAAGCAACCTATCATGCAGTTCTTCTATGGCAAACCCGCCAGTATGTTTGGAGACTTATCTAATGAATTGCTCGGTTGGTTTAGTGATGAAATAAATAATTCACCTATATTAAGTGGTATATCCCCTGCGGATAGATCTGTAGCAGTCAAGGGTATCATTGAGAAGATGTTAAGTAGTCCTCAATTTGATGCATCCTATGCACAGATAATGAAGAAGGTAGGTAGATTCTTAGCTGTAACTGATTCTGACTTAATCATAGAAGGGCCTATGGGTAATATAAATTTATCTGTAGAGAGTGTTGTGGCAAGCATGAAAGAGATAGCAGGCCAAGACCCTAATGCAGATCTTAAACAATTAGAGCTTGACATATTAGATATCTTCGACAGAGATGGTGAGAAAATTGAATACTTAGTAACAAGTAATTCAACTACAACAGGTGGACCTAAGCAAGGTCGTCATTATGATTCAAGTAAACCAGCAGAGGGTAACAACTTTAGAACTGGCCCGGGTAAACGCCTTACTGACTCTTTGGGTGTTCTAGTTATTCATCAGTTAGATAATGCGATTATGAACCACACAGTCAACGTGGTTAATAAGGACAGGCCTAGGAATAACCCATATCCTGCCAAGATTATTTATGATGCAATCATACCTAACGCAGCAGGTTATCTAAGATACTCTCACGTTTATAATAACGAGTCAATACCTCTTGCCCAGAAGTTTAATATATATCGATCTATTCAGAAGGCAGCAGCTAAAGGCCTTGCAAAGACCCAGAGGGATGTCGCTAAATCTGGTCATGTGAATATCAGTGTTATAGAAAGCCCTGATGGTAATGTAAGGGGTGTTGAGCGTCATGCTGTCTTAACACAGTACCTAGATGACTATGAGATCAATAAACCTAAACGTGTTGATTACCCTAATCAAGCCTCTTGGAATAGGGCAATGTCTAAATATGATTCTAGGAAAACCATAACCCCCCTTAAGCTAGAGGTTAATACTGCTAAGAGTATGGGTTATATCCCACCTATAATTAACGAACAATTCTTAGAGTTTGGGGTTATATCAGACGAGCAGCCCATGGTCACCAATGCAAGGGAACGGGCCAATATGTTTATAAAATCTGTAGACTACATTAGCTTAGTTAATCGCTGGCATAGGAGAATGGAGGTTGAATTAGATTCTATGGCAGAAGTTTCTGAGAGAGAGAAGAAGGAAATAAAAATTAAAGGAACAATAGCCCATTTGACTTAATATAAGTTAAAAAAAAAAATACCCCCACAGGGATACGTTATGTATCTCTGAGGGGGTTTTTTTATTTACTATTCTCGTGACTTACGTTCCTTAATACTTCTAGACACTCGTTGATGTGCATCACTCCTTGCAGAGTTAGCTATCTTCATAGCTTCAGCATCAGGTACACCTTGATTACGTAACTCATTAAGTGTCATCTTATGCTGGGATTCTACTATAGCCGAGTTGATTTGTGGTGTGTAAGCTAATTCGGGGTTTAATTTATATTGACGTACCATTTCAGAGTCATCGATATCTTTACTGAAGATATTATAACTCTTACCTTTCTCTATTGGTTCACCGTTAAACATTTGTATTCTCCATCCTCCAACTATTAAGTAAACCTTGGTCTGCAAGCAACAGTTGGATATGCTTCAGGGCTTTAATGGGGTTCTCATGTGTAGAAATATACACATTATTGATATCCCTACTATACATTAATTCAGGGGGTAGCCCCTCCTTAGTACAGTAGGTCTCGTCATCTATATTCGTGAACCCACGAAGGTACAGATGATTATAATTTTGCTTGATCATAACACCTCCTTAACAGAAGAAGTAATCAGAGTCTAAGACTTCCGCTACATCTAATGTACCCTCTTCAGGTAGTTTAATATTACCCATATCTGACTTAGATAGGACGTTGTCTCTGATATGTTCGAACTGACCTCTAGGGCCATACATATCTACGAATACTTCTTTGATTAGACCGGATAGTTCTTCCACATCACATGCATGAGTAGCAAATGAGTCATGTACAGGTGCTATCTGTCCATCAAACTTATCCATGACTAGTGACATATGAGCAGCATCTTGTGAGTGGATATAATTAGGGGCTATACCCGATGCATACCCTTGCTTATCAGGGATTGTGGTCTCTACAGCTAGTACATGCTTCAATCTATTACGGCTACTAATGCCCTTTAATACTGAATCAATCTTCCATTCCTTCATAAGATATGACCTGTATTTCACAGGAAATCCTGAAGGGGAGGTCCAAGATAATTCCCTGGCTCCATTACCCTTAGCAATATAACTAGAGATCATATTGAACTGTTGGCTTAATCTATCTAGCTCCAGTATATCCTCGTTAGTCTTTAACTTCTTACGTTGGATAACTTTCTTAGCAGCTATAATCTTACTACGATCATGCTTAGTTACAGATTCACCAGTTAACTTGTGTAGATAACCTGTTTCACCCAATTCATAAGACGCGAGCTGTTGTAGGAAATCTTTAATAGTGTCTGCGCTAGGGCATACCTTATTGATAGCTTGTATAACAGACCTACTAAGTAGAGTGCAATCAAACATATCAATATCGTATTTACTAGTGAAACCCTCGGTATAACAATCTTCATACATGTTATCCGCTATACGTGATGTTCCGGCTGCATACTGACGTACCATAGTAGCACGTTTAGTAATACCCTTTCTAATGTGTTTCATAGGTATCTTACGGGGGTTAAACCAATCAGGGAGGTTATCCACTAATTCCTTAGCCACCTTAATATACAGATCACATGGTACATCTGTCTTAGTAAGCCCTACCATAGCTCCTGTTGTAGCATCTTTGCTCATAGCAGCACTATGTTGTATACCATTACACATACCATCAATAGGTATGGGTAGGTATGAGATAACTTCTTCACCCTCTTCACATGAGTTCCATGCCAACCACTCACAGGCACATGCATAAAAGACTATAGGTTTCTCACACTTAATAAATTTACCATTAAGGGCAGTAGTTAGAACCATATCATAGTTATTTTCTAACCACCTAACTCTATCATTAAGGTTCATCTTGTCTACAGAGATGGTCTCTAACCCTTCCGATTCTAGCAGTGCTTTGTAATCATACTCACACCAAGAAGGGATAGATCCCACTGCATACGATTCATTGAAGCTATTAGCCGTGTGTATGGCTAACCATGTAATTCCCTTAGGGGTCAGGGGCTTTCCTTCTCCGAATTGTAGCAGACCTCTAGCTAGGTCACCTCCTTGATAGTTAAGGAACTGCTCCCGAATATAGTATCTTCCTCTATAGTCAGTATCCACTAACTGAAAGAAAGGTTTACCATATCCTTTAAGGGTGCTAGCCTTTTCTTTAATGATTTGGAACTCATAGTTTTTACTACGAGCTTTTAATACTTTCTTCTTCTTGTTCCAGAGATCTACCTCTACTGCATATACCTCTTTAGTTTCCAAAGTCTCATTCTTCTTCAGGTTATTGTAAGCCTTACGTACAGCTAACATAGAACCAGCCTCGGGTAAAGCTGTTTCTTCATGTAAGAAGTAATCAGTATTAGCTATCATAGCCTCATAAACACTTTCGTTGATAGCCCATTTCATTTTATTAAGAGAGTTTAGTGATCGTAGCCAAGGTGCATCGATATACTGAGGGAATTCCCTTTCATCCTGCATACCCCAACGCTTAATTGCAGGATAGCTTAATGTATTTAGCTCAGTAATGCTCTCTGGCTTATGTAGAACAGTGTTAGGTAGCAATGATCCAACTATAGCTATGGGTACATCACTAATAAAGCCCCACAGAGGGCCTGGAGTGACCACGTAGGGTGCTGTTATCGCTCTATCAGAAAATCCTTCTTCACGGAATGTAGTTATACAATCTTTAGCTTTAAATGCCTCTATAAATAAGTCACCAAGACGTATGGCCTTATCCTTAGGTAGTGGTTCACCTCCCATGTAAGCACTCAGGGATTCCCCTATTGCTACAGATACAGACGTTAACTTAGCCATACCCGCTATGTCACCGTTAGCATCACGAGAGAATTTTAACTGGATCTTCTCAGATGCTAGGTATACCATAGTGGGTAATTTAAGTTTGTAGTCAGGGTGAAAGGCTAATACTATGCAACCAGTATTACCTCTAGGGCTATTGATGTTAGCCTTTTCTACACGTTCAATCAGATACTCAGCTATTTGTTCGATTAAGTTCATCGCTAGGCTGCTCCGTTAGAGTGAAGTTAAGTGTTCGTGGGTACTACTACCTTCCCCGTAAGTTTTCTTCAGTTCAGGTCGTAACATTATAGCATCTAATACATCCCTTTTGGGAATTTTACTGTCTATTATCCTATCTATTACCTCTTCTTCATTCATATTCCTTCCATCTTTCTGGTTGAATGCAGATGTCTTCATATAACTCATTTCGTATAACAAGTTATCCAATGGGGATAGCAGCAGTCCCGCATCATCTACCACGTTACTCTCATAACGTAGTGGTTCATTCGTTAATTCATCCATTAGAAATCCTCCGTTATTACATCTACACTGGTTAAACGACCTGTATCTATATCATAAGATGCAGACCCTGCACTACCTGTTACACCTGAGAAACGATTCTTTAGTACAGAGAAGTTTACTGTACTACGTTTGATTGGATCATCAGATGTTAAGTCCCTAGAGAACCCAATGATATCAAAGGATACTTGCTTAACACTACCTGAACCTTTAATATCATCCAATGAGGGCATCTTACCCTCCTCAAATGACTTCCCTTGTAACCCTGTTTTACGTAGGTGGCTAATCAGACCTATCCATACATGATGCTTATTACAGATACGTAACAATTCATTCATCATCTTGTCAGTAGCCTCATTACCTGTCAGCTTCTCTACACCCTCACTTACTGCGATAGTTAAGTGGTCAAGAATAAGATACTTACAACCCATGAGTGCTAAGTATTCTATCTTGTCTACTAGACTACCATCTGATACAGCGCCTTGGTGGTCCAGTAATATCAGTCTCCCGTCTCCAAATACTTCATCGAAGGCTTTTCTTTCTTCCTCCCTTGTAGTATCCCCCATAGACATATCTTTTTTCAGGTGCATACCAATAAACTTACCAGCAGTGTAACCTACCGACTCTTCTAACGATATCATACCAACTTTCTCTTCAGTTGTAGCTAGTATGTGTAGTACAGTCTCTTTGATGATACTACTCTTACCGATAGAAGTACCTGAGGTAAATAAGGTGATCTCACCCTGCCTAATACCTTTCAGCTTATCTTGTACAACAGCTAAACAAGGTGGATAGGGTATAGTGGGGATTTCCTTCTTATCACGATAGGCTTCCCATATAGATTCACCTGACATTATGCCAGCGGGGTTGTAGGGTTGAGCATTCCAGATAGCTCTATTGACTTCCATATACCCATGCTTAGTATACTCATCAGAGGCATCTTTCTCTTTACCCTTAA